CACCCGGAGGTTCTCCACCACCTGATAGTCGCCGCCGGGGACATCGAGCATGTTGCAGTCGCCCCAGTAGGTGCCGGGATAATCCGGATACCACTGCGGGACGGAAAAACGGTTGGCGTCCAGCTGCTTGAGCTGGGCCAGGGTGATGGCGGTGTCGTTGGTGTCGACCGGACGAATAGCCCATTCGCCTGAAAGCGGACCTGTGGCCACCCGCATCGGGGTGTCGGCGACGGTCACCGAACGATCGCACAGCCGCCCGGCGAGTGCCCCCAGGTCGTTGCCCCAGAGATAGGGCACGATACACACCTGATCGGCGGCGACGTTGTCGGTCAACGGTTCGATGGCCGTGATATAGACGTCCCAGGTCTCGGTCAGCGGATCGATGGGCCGGGCCGCGGCCATGAAAAATATCGGCCGCATATAGAGGGCCATGATCTCATCGGTCTTGGTCTGCATGGCCTCCAGGTCGGTGGCCAGGGTGATCGGGTCGACCAGGACCACTGCCTCGCAGGTGACGCTTTCCATGGCCAGGTCGACCGCTTCCGGCCAGTCCTCCGGGACGGCGATCGGCATCACCGTGGCGGAAAAGTTCTGCCCGGCATTCCGTAGCGCGGCTTCGACCTGCATCTTCAGCAGCGAGTTGGCAACGCCCAGGGCGGTGTCGAGGTCGGTGTCCGGACCGATCGACAGGATGCTGCCGACGTTGGTTGCACATTCACCGATGAACAGGAAATGCCGCTCGACATCCGGCAGGGCACCCTGTATCAGGTTGAGCTTATTGATTTGTACTGATCCAAGCATGGCGTCTCCTTATGCTCTTTTGCTTATGCTCTTTTGGTATCCTGCAAAATGGTGGTGGCCATTGCAGTAAGGTACTTATCCGCGTCCGCCGGCGTCGCCCCGAGTATCGGGCGGGCAGGGACGTTAATCTTCCAGCTTTGTTTTCCCCTGGTGCTGTTGGTCCGCATCAGGCGGAGGATCAGCCCGGCCTGACCGAGACTCATGTTGTCCTGGATCCACTTCTGCGGGACCTTTTTTAGGACGGCCTTGCCCTTGCCTCGTTTACGGGCCACCCGCATGCGGAAACCTTCCTTGTTCAGGGCCTTGGCTTGGGCCGGCGTGGCCTTTTTTTTGTAGTCCGGGACACCGTATTGTTTTTTCGCCTTGGCGGCGGTGAAGTTTTCCGGGATCCCGTGATGGTGCCGGTAGGCCGTCTTGGCCTGTCCCAGGTTTTGCCAGGTGATATCGGCGCTGTGATCATTTTTAATCTTGGTGACCATCCCTTTGGCCATCGCCCGGAACATCCGCCTTTTCTTTTTGGTGGCCCTGGGCTGCATTGCCGCCCCGGAGATTGTCCGTTGGCCCCTGACATTTTTTCGCAGATCGGATCTGACCCCTTTGCCGACCTGCCGAAAAAATTTTCGCCGCCCGGTGGAGCCCATGCTCAACACCCTGAGCTGGTGGTTCAACCGGAGCCGTGCCCGCGGGTCGGAATCAAAAGTGATATCGCCAAGAGACATCAGCTCTTCTCCATGCTATCCAGGATCTCGGCCACGTCGATCGGCACCTCGGCGACGCTCCACTGCCGGCCGTCATAGGCGATCAGCCCTGCCGGATCCTCGACTATGGCCAACGCCTCGTTAAACTCGACGGTGAGCTGGACGAAAACCGTCTGCTCATCCTCGAGGGTCACATCGATGTCCGGGTCGGCCAGCTCATGCAGCTCGCGATCGGGGTCGTTAACCGCCAGCCAGACCAACAGGGAAGACAGCAGCAGGGCGGCGATTCTTGCCGGGCAGCGCTCGATGGAGATCACCGCGTCATAGCGGAACCGCCCGACCTCCAGACCGTTGCCGAGATCGCGGCCGGTGGGTACCAGTTTGCCCAGGTCGGCGAAGGCCTCCATCTGGTCGCGGGCTATCCCCGGCAATGATTCGATATGTTTGGCGAGCTGTTTTAATTTTTCCATTTACAGGGCCTCGACCCGGATCCGCGGGTTGCCGGTTATCTCGTTGATGGCGCCGGCGGCCATCTGGTACCACCGGTCGGCCACATCTTCCGACTCCTTCGAGTCGCTCTGGGCGTCGGTCTTGCGCATCATGGTCTGGTAATCGGCCAGCAGCATCGCCTTGGCCCGGCATGAGACCGCCCGGAGATAGAGGAGTTCCAGCTTGTTTGCCCCGCCAAGATCCATGCCGGGATCGGCCGCGGCAACCGCGTCGAGGTCGGCATGGCCGAGGGCCAGCTGCGCGAGCCGCCAGCCGTTCAACTGGCCGTTGGCCCAGATCATCGCCAGCCGCAACCGGTTCTCCAGCATTTCCTGCCGGTACTCCCCGGGCAGGCGATACTCCGCCTGGAACCCGGCCACGTTGACCGAGGGGAAAAAGTCCTCGTTAGCAACGGTTGCATCGGCGGGGATGTTGTCTGAAAAGCCGGTGAAGCTCATGGTCGTCTCTGTCGTCTCTGTCGTTTTCCATCAAGGCCACCCCCGAAGAACAAGAGCAGCAAAGGAGCTACTGTTGTTCTTCGGTTTGGCTGGGTGGTGTGGGAGCTTGTAAGGTTTCGCCGGCGGCATCCAGCCCCGCATCCAGACCCTTCTGGGCCTCGGCCAGGGCCGTCTTGACCTTGGCGCCGTAATCGAGCGCCTGGGTCAGCCAGACCACGGCGTCACCATAATTTTTTTGTTCCAGGGAGATCAGCCCCTGCAGGCGAAGGATTTTCGCGGTCACCTGGTCGGGCAGGTCGAAATGCTGGGCGTGTTCGCGGATCTGGGCAAAGTAGGGCTCGGTGCTGCGCCCCGCCTCGAACTCTGCCTCGGCCCACTCGAGGACCACGTCGCAGAGATAGGTCGGCAGATCGCGCTTGAACCGCTCCGGCATCGGCACCTTGTTTTCGATGCAGTAAAATGCCAGCTTCATGGCCCGGTGGATGTCCTTGATATCGAACAGCCAGACCAGCAGCTGCCCGAGCAGCGGATGAGCCGAACCGGCGACCATCAGGGCCTGCACCACCGGCAGGTATTTCGGTACCAGGTGCGTGGACTTCTCGGCTTCCTTCTGTTTGATGCTCTTGATGCACTTCAGCGCATCGATGTCGGCCTGGATCTCCTTGGCGAACAGGGCGGAGGCCTGCTGTTTGCCGATGGCCGTCAAGGGTACGGCGGCAAGACCCCGCCTCTCTTTACCGGCCGTGGTGGTGGCGCTCTTCAGAGCCGCCTTTTTGTTCTTCTGAAAATCGGTCATCAGTCCCATGTCTCTCCCCTCTGTTGATCAAGTGCCCCGGCATGTTCCGCCGGGGCTGTCAGTGGTTGGTGCTTACGCCCAGCCGCCAATACCGTCGGGCAACAGGACATTGCCGAACTCGAGGGCGACGAACTTCTCCGGGGTCTCGACCACATAGCCCTCGTTGCGGCTGTTGAAGTCCTCGACCCGGTCTTTTTCCGGCTTGTCTTTCAGGTGCCGGCGCCAGGTGCCTTCCTGGACATAGATGGAGAGGTTCTTGTAGCTGGTGATGACCAGAGCCCTGGCCGGGAAATTGTTGGGAGTGACGGCGGGCAGCCCGCCGAAGTGGGTCAGGGACATGGTCGCCACGTTCTTTTCGGTGGGGGTGATGGCGATAGCCTGGTACAGGGCGGATTTTTCCATGCCCATCAACTCGCTGCCGATCATCGCCACCAGATCCTGGCGGAGATACGGTGGGATGCCGTCGGCCAGGTCGGCCACCGCGTGGTCGAGGTTGAGGAAATCGCCTTCCGGGCCGATATGGATTTCATCGGGAGTGGCCCCCGCGGTCAGGATATTGGCGGCCAGGTTATCCCGCATGTACTGCATCCAGCCCTCGTTGACATCCTGCATCAGCGGATTGGCCACCAGGTCGGTATCGGTTGCCGCCGATTCGCCGTACCATCCGATCAGACAGCGATCGTTGGCAATGCGCTGCCGCAGGTACCGGGAGTAGCGTTCGGCCAGGTCCTTGAACTTGGCCCAGGCGTCCATGGTGGCATAGCGCATGTAGACATCCGAGTTGGTCTGGCGGCAGGTGTACAGGTAGGTATCCAGGCCGAGCAGATC